AATAGTATAAAAAAATTAAAAGGAGAATTAAAATGACACAACTAAAAAATTTGTTGGACGACCATCAAACTGGAATGAGTCAATTTCAAGATGATTACTTTGTTACAACAAGAGCAGGTGGAACACTTTACGGGCAGTACAAACAATCATTAAGAGAATTATATAAACGATTTAGAGGACTAAGAGAACTAACTTGTAGCCAAGAAAGACTTATTATTGATATTGAAGAACTAGAAGAAAAAATAGACAAGTCAATTGGTTTTGAATTGAAAAGAGCAAAAGTTGACTATAAAGAAAAAATTATGTTAATGGAAGAATCTCAACGAGTTATAAAAGATACTGAACGGGAATTTACAAGATTCTATCATCAAGCTTGTTTATTTAAAGAACAAATTGGTGATCTAACTGATAAAAAAAGAAATAAACTTGACCAAGAAATGTGGGTGTTTAAAGTAAAAGAAATGGCATTAATTGATTGGGTAACAACAGGATTTTTAAGAAACAGTACTTATGAATTTTTAAACTCATTACCTAAAAGATTAAAACAAGAAGTTGCATTAGAAATAAATGATCAAGATAAATTAAGAGATTGGTATGAAAAAAGAGAAGAAATTATACCAGAAAATCTAAATAATACTAAAACAATAACTACTGAAGAAATTTTAAAAATAGGTTATAAATAATTTGTATAGGAGAATAAAATGGGTATAATAAGTTACTTTAAAAAAGATACATTAACTGAAGAAATAAAAGCGTTTGAGGAAAGACCTAAACCTAAATTAACTGACATTATTGCTAGAAAAGGTGAAGGTTGGGAAAGCACTGAAGACATGTATGGTGTTGGTCAGGTTGGTATTCAATCTTTTAATTTATTTTATAATAATTATATTAATAAACAATATGAAAATGAAGTTAATAAAATTGCTTTTTATAGACAAATGGCGGACATGCCTGAAATATCTGATGTTATTGAAGATGCTGTAAATGAATCAACACAAATAGATGAAGATGGTGTATTACTTCATCTTGAAATAAAAGACAAATCATTAGCTGACAATGAAAATATTATAAAAAATCTAAATAGTGAATTTAGTAAATTATTTAGTAATAGTATAAATTCAGAAGATGATTTATGGAATATGTTTAGAAATTACTATATAGATGGCAGAGTTTATTATGAAAGAATTATTGACAGCAGACATCCTAAACAAGGTATCATAAATATTAAAATTTTACCAAGTGAAACAATGGACTATATTTATAATCCGTTAACAGGTAAAGTAACTTCTTTTTTCCAATATTTAAAACCTAATTCTAAAAGACCATTAAGTATTGAAGAAGCAGAGTCAAGAGAAGATATTGTACTGTTTAATACAAATCAAATAGGATTTATAAATTATGGAATATTTGGTAAATCAAAATATGAAATATTTGGTTTTCTTGAAAAATCAAAAGTACCATATAATCAATTAAAATTATTAGAAACATCAGTTATAATTTACAGAATAATACGAGCACCTGAAAGATTTGTATTTAGAATTGATACTGGAAACATGCCTCGTGATAAAGCTTTAAAATATGTTGAAAAAATAAAACAAAAAATGACCAAAAAGCAATCTTATAATTCAACAACTGGTCAGCTATCACAAGAACCAGAAATTTTAAGCTTACTTGAAAACTATTATTTACCTCAATCTGCTGAAGGCCGTGGTAGTCAAATTGAAACTGTTGGTGGTAATGCTACTGGTTTTACAGAATTAGATGATGTATATTACTTTGCAAGAAAATTATATAGAGCATTAAAATATCCAGCTTCACGTGTATCAGCTAGTCAAGAAAAAACTGACGCAGATAGTTTATTTGGTGGTGGAAGCACAGGTGAAATATCAAGGGATGAAATTAAATGGAGCAAATTTCTTGAAAGACAACAAAAGAAATTTAGTAATGAACTTACTGATTTATTTTTACTTCACTTAGATTTTAAAGGTCTTAAAAAACAATATGGATTGAATAAAAGAAAAATTCAAGTTTTAATGAACCCACCTTCAAAATATAAAGAACAAATGGAAGCAAACTTTATAGAATCAAGACATAATAATTATTCATCACTAGCTGATAGAGAAGAAATGAGTAAATACTATTGTATGAAAAAATATCTTAAATGGACAGATGAAGAAATTCAAGCTAATCGTGATGGTATGAAAAAAGATATTGAATATGGTTTCAGAGAAGACACAGGTGAAAGTGGTGGTAGTTGGTAAAAAATATAAATAATATAAATATGTTATAAAGGAGAATTAAAATGATAGATAAAGAACAAATTAAAAAAGCATTGGACTCATTTGAAAATGATAAATTTATGGATGCCAAAGACGTTTTAAGTAAAGAAATCAAGGCAGCTAAGTATGATTTTTTAGAAAAAAAATTAGAACTCAGTGAACCTATTGAACCAAAAGCTGATGCTAAAGCTGAAACAAAAAATGATACCAAAGAGGAATAATATGGATGATGGAATACAAAAGGCATATGATAATATGCTTCAAGCATATTATAAAATGCTAGAAGCAAGAAGTTATAAAGATGATATGAGCCCACAAGAAATTATAAAAAATTGGGATCAAAAGTTTGCTAATGAAGTAAAAAACAGATATTATGCTGTAGCTGATAATATTGGTACTTTAGTTACATTGTTAGCCCATGAAACAGCATTTAGTAAAGATTATCAAAACGCCAAAGCAGCATTAAAATATTTTAATAAAATAGATTTAGGAAAATACATATAATGAAACAAGATAAAATACAAGAAGCTTATAATAAAATGCTAAGTGAAGGTAGATTTAGTTATGATAGTAAATATATGGATAAAGCTAATGATACTATGGCTGATTTTCTTGAAGAATTAGAAGATGCAATACCTGGTCCAAAAGAACCAAAAGGTAAAGAATTAATAAAATTTATGAGAAGAATTGATTCTGACTGGGAAAGACTTTGGGATAATATAGGAAAATTAGTAAAACAATTATAAATGGAGAAAAAAACATGAAATTAATCACAGAAGTTTCACATGATTTTGAATTAGTAGAATCAAAAAGTAAAGGCATAAATATTGTTGGTATTTTTAGTTCTGCTGAAATTAAAAATAATAATGACCGTAGATACAAAAAAACAATACTTGAAAGAGAAGTAACTAAAATTGATGAAAAAGTTAAGAATGGTTCTCTTTGGGGTGAGTTAGGTCATCCACCTAATCCAGAAATCAATCCTGATAAAATAGCAATATTAACAAAAACTCTTGAATGGAGAAATAATGACCTTTATGGTTCAGCAAAATTGCTTGACACACCTATGGGAAGTATTGCTAAAACTTTAGTTAAAGAAGGTAAAATGGGTATTAGTTCAAGAGGTTTAGGAACTGTTGCCGATGATGGTTATGTTAATGAAGATTTCAATTTAATTACTTGGGACCTTGTTACTGACCCATCAAATAATCCTTCATGGGTTAAAGGTGTTTATGAAGGAAAAGAGTTTACTGAATATATGCCTAAGAAAGAACTAACAATTGAAGATGCTAAAGAAGCACATAAAAGACAAATATGGCAAGTAATAGAATACATTGAAAAGAGTATCTAATGAAAATATATGAAAAATATTTAAAAGAAGGTGCTTTAATGGGTCAATATGATGCATTTCAAAGTGATTTAGATTATATTAAATCTCAATTTGATGGTTTAAATAATTTATATATTAATAATAAAAAAAATTCTGTTAAACGTGAAATAGATAATATTATTAAACAATTAAAAACATTGAAAACAAATATGTAATAAAGGTTTTATTAATTTTTATATAATTATACATAACAGTATAAATACATACAAATAAAATAAAATAGGAGGTAAATATTTAATGGACAAACTTCTTGCGTTGCTTGGTGTTGAAAAACTTGATGAATCAGCACAAGGCAAAATTAAAGAAAAACTTGAGATTATTATTGAAACAAAAGCAAAAGAACTTCTTAATGCTAAACTAACAGAAGAAAAAGAAAAGTTAGTTGACATTTATGAATCTAAATTTGAAGAATACAAAGAAGAAATTACATCTAAATTTTCAAACTTTGTTGATTCAGTATTAGACGAAGAAATGACTATTCCTGATAAAATTCTTGAGTTTGCTAAAAAAGGTGAACTATATCACGACCTAATTGAACAATTCAAAATTCGCTTAAGTGTTGATGAAGGATTGCTTGATAAGGAAGTTAAATCACTTTTGAAAGAATCTAAGGATGAAATTCAAAAGCTTCGTGATGAACTTGATACATCAATTTCTGAAAATCTTGAAGTTAAAAAGGATGCTCAAGAACTGGCAGCTGAACTTTATTTGAGACAGAAATGTGATGGTTTGACAGAATCACAAAAGAAGCACATGATCGAAATGCTTGAAGGCGTTTTTAATCAATCTGAAATTGATCGTAAATTTGACATTATTCTTGAATCTTTGAAAGTCAACGAAATGGATGACGACGATGACAAGAAAGATGACAAGAAAGATGACGATGACGATGATGACAAGAAAGATGACAAAGACGGTAAAGGAAAAGTAGATGCTGATGATGACGACGATGATGAAAAGAAAGACGAATCAAAAGATAATCCTTTTCAACAAGCAGTAAACGAGTACGTTAAAGTACTAAAAGACAGAAAGGTATTATAAATACTTTTAAAATTAATAAAATAAAATAGGAGGAAAAACAAAACGATGGACAATATACAAGATTTAATTAAGAAATGGGAAGGTGTTCTTGATGAAGGTACTAAGATTAGATCAGCTAAGATTTTGAAATCAACAGCTATCATGCTTGAAAATCAGCATAATATAATGTTGGAAACAACAGGTTATGCAACAGGCGCAGATAGTTTGGGTGCTAATACTTATAGCACTTCTGGAATGTTTCACAAAATAGCCGTACCTATGGTTAGAAGAACTTTTCCAGAATTAGTTGCTCATCAATTAGTAGGTGTACAACCACTTACAGGCCCAGTTGGACTTGCCTTTGCTTTGAGATTTAAAGCAGGTGATTCAGGTGCTAATTATAGTGGAACTACTGATGTAGAACTTGGATATAATACTATTGACAGTACTTATTCTGGTTCTTATGTAACATCTGCTGGTGAAGTACTTGGTTCTCTTGGAACTGGTTCTGGAACACATATCAGAGAAGTCAACATGACAGTAGAAAAAGCACAAATTGAAGCAACAACTCGTAAGTTAAGAAGCCGTTGGTCTCTTGAAGTCGCACAAGACTTGAAAGCTATGCACGGTCTTGAACTTGAAGAAGAAATGATGGACATTCTTTCTTATGAAATAACAGCTGAAATTGATCGTGAACTTATTGCAGCTATTGAATCAACAGTAGATGGAATGGGTACTAGCTATGAAACAACTTGGGACTTCTTAGCCTCAGCTGGTGGAGTTAGTGGACGTTGGGAAATGGAAAGATACCGTGAATTATATCACAATCTTTTGAGAAAATCACAACAAATCGCTATTAATACTAGACGTGGCTCAGCTAACTGGGTTGTAGGTA